CTCTCATAGCCAGCGAACGGCTCTGGTTGGATGTTGTTGACGCAATCATACGCCTCCTGAACTAGATCACTTAACGTTGGCTCAAGGTGTAAATAGATAGCATTTTTAAGAAGGATTGAACACGCATCAGACTCAAGGTCATGGTATAGCTTATCCAAAAACGATTTCTGATCAATAATACAAGGAGGTAAGACATCATCAAGCCAGCTATCCATTTGCAACAAAAACGAATAACAAGCGGAATCCTTGTCGTAATCACTTAAATCAATTAAATCGCCATCCCAATTTTTATAAGATGATTGAATGTTGTTGATCAGCAGCTCAAGGTTTTCTTTAACGGCTTGGATAGTCATTAGCACACCCCCAGATTGATACAGTCGTTGTAGCCCATAGTTGAGACAGTGACATAAAGCGCAAACAAAATAATAATGCCTACCAAACCAATTCGGTTTTCTGACCTGATTTCTGTGGCTTCATCGCGGGCTTTGACTTGATTGTAACTCAGTGAATATTTGTCCATTTTGTTCCCCTTGGTTTTTTGATTGCCCCCGTAGGGGCGGTTGAATTAATAAGTGTAAAAACCTTTATCACAAGCTAGCCCAATATAGCCGCCACAAGATTTAGGGTTAGAAGTAACCCCATTAATATCAATTGCTGCATTCCATCTGCCCCATGCTTCGTTAAAAAATACAACGTAATTTGCAGGATGATCAAGCATGTGATGCTCACCCACCATCTGAGCAATTTTAGCAACTGCTTTTTCCGCTGCCGCTTGGGTAGCGTAGCTTTTGCAGGGGCTTTTATTTTCTTTGCGGTAAGATTCGATGCGGTTAGTAACTGATTCGATAATGTTCATGGGGTAAACCTTGTTTCGTTGAATGAGGTGTAACTATGCGCTCATTCTTAGGTAATGTACAGTTTTGCTTATACCGTTATGTAATAAAGGATTTGTTCTTATAACTTTACATCTCACCTATGCGCCATTCCTCGTCTTTTATCTGCTCCTTTAGGTCTCTGGCGAACTGGATCACTTCCTCTCGGTCGAACTTAGGTGAAGCTCTCCAAGCAAGCCGCTCCATTGCTTTAATGCGGTTCTCACCGTATGTATCAACCATCCATTGCCTATAGCGTAGGACGTAGTGCGCCTGTTTCATGCCCCAAAGATTACAGGCTGGGCATTGAACGTGTATATTTTCTTCAAATAGCTTGAATACCGTTCTACCCCTTGGCATAAAATGACCACCCTGCATGTTCTTATAGTGGTCTATTTTGCCGCAGGTAACGCACTGGCAGTATCCGTTGTCATCTGATGCCTTCAACCGTACAAGTCGCTGTAAGAGCTTTGCAGCCTTCTCTACCTCCTGCGATATGGTGGACTTCTTACGCTTCGCCATATTCTTCTTTCTCCAGCGTTGCAATTAGCTTATCTAAATACCAACGGCATTTCTGCAAGTCCTGTATCGGATTTTCTTTTGCCTCGTACCTCCAAAGGTATTTCTGGCAGTTGCCTTTTAGGTAACCATGAAACGCATAAGAAGCCATAGATTCTTCGATTGCATCAATACACTCAATGCCACCGCTTGCGTAATGATCAGGGCTATTTACTGCATCTGGCTCATCAACATCAAAATCTACATCGCGAGCATTAAAATCAATTGGCGGGTGTTCCTGCCTAAGTCTTGCCCATTCGCTTTTATTTGCTTTATTTATCAATGTATTTCCTCCAGTGGAACTGTAAGTTCTTCAGGGTTGTCAAGGTTGCAGCGAGGGCACATACCATAAGCGCAATCGTCAGAACCAAGCCAGTACTCAAGAGGTAAGCCGCAATCACAATGCATCTTTTTAACTTTGATGCCATACATAGGGAATTCAATTACCTTACTCATGTTTCCACCTTTATTTTTACCCTAGAGTCTTCGCCATGTTGCTTGTGATATACCACAGCCGTCATAGAACGCTCTGCACCGTATCCTGAATCTGAGTGCCATTGATCTGTAGCGGTAAGGCTTCCCCAGTGTTCAAAGTGCATAGAGCCAACTTCTCTGGCCGTATGGTGGTGAATATGACCTAGGTGACAGTATCTATTCTTAGACTGGCTCCATTCGTTATCAAGGTTCTTAATAACTGCCTGCAATATTTGCTCATGCTTCATGCGGTCACCATGATGAAAGACAAACAAATTATTGTGCCACTGGTAGTGAATAAACTTTGAGTAGTTTGGTAACACATTAACGCGGGGTTCTTCGCTATAAAGAAGCTCTAAGCAACTAGATAAATGGCAAGCCATATCAGAATCATGGTTACCCCTAACATTAATTACTACTACTTCGCTATGAACCTCAAGCATCTTATCTATAAGCACTTGAAACAATCTACCAGCCAACTTAAAGGTCTTGCCTATGCGCGTATCAACATCTACTGGCGTTCCTTTAGTGGTGGTATTAGCACTGCTGTCAGCATGGAAGAAGTCACCAACATTAAGTAATACACCAGTGTGAGCATCCCCAACCCTGTTAGCCAATCTGTCAGTAGCATCAATCAATATCTGAGTTGCTATCTTTACGTCCCAGTCATCGTCATCAATTTTAGTTTCTGAGTCAGCTAACATGCCGAAGTGGTGATCGCCAATCATGTACATGGCTAGGTAATCGTCATCAAGTGTTGCGGGTTGATCAACAGGCAACTTAAAGCCAGTAAGGTCATCAGTCATCCCTTCCATCAAAGCATCAATCTTTTCCTTCATATTGCGCTTTTGAGGCTCTTGAATAACCCATTGCAAGGCTATTGATCCGTCTTCTTTGTAAGCCGTAGACACCCGCTTGGCATCAAAGCCTTCCATTGTTTCCCTGTCTACGCTCTTATGAGGGGCAACTGCCTTGGATGCTGCAAACCTTTCGATGCGCTGCATTGTCTTATCAATTGTTCTTCGATTAACCCCAAGAGCATAAGCTGCTTTTGCGTTTGATCCGTTCTTGATTACTGCGTTGCAAACTTCTTTCTGTCTGTCAGACTTTGCAAATTCCAATAAAACACTAGCGTCAATCTTTGACATCCTATCTCTCCTGCTGGTTTTGCAGGGCTGCGTACTCGCTTTCATGCGGCACGCTTAACATAACCCCCTGCTTTGTAGCCCAATGATACACTTGATCCAGAAAGTAAGCCATTTCGCCTTTATTTAGGTCTTTAGTTGATTTGATTTGATCTTCGATAATCTCTCTGCCGATATTGACAGTGTAGACACCGATAAACCTTCGCTTCAGCCAGAGTTTCCATACGTCTTCTGGTTTTTCATGCTTAATGACATGGCCTTTCTTTGCCATTTCAGTTGCTATCTGCCTATACCAGATATGGGCCATGGCGTTCTGGCTTAATGATCTGGGGTTCTGGTATGGCTCAAACTTAATGGCCAGTGGTTTTGAATAATCCCAGCTCTCCAATCGGTTCAACAAGAAAGGCAGTCGCTTTTCTACCTCGTCTTTGCTGTTGATTTTTACAAAATCGCCCTGAGTCACAACACCACCCTCAACCATTTATCGGATAATCTCATGCTAGAAGTTTCCAGCCTGTCAGAACCTCTAGTTCTCATCATGTAATCAGACGGCTTTTTCTGAGCATCTCCAACCCTGTACAAGTCTCGATCAGTGAAGAATGGCTTACCGTAAAGCCTGCCCTTAATTGTTGCTTTACTTACACTAATAGCCTCTTGAAGTTGCTTATAGGTGTAATAATCACCGTATTCGAGCTTGCTATCATGGCAGCCGCAAACTGGGTTTATACAATTTTCGCAATCAGGATGCTTTTGGTACTGGATGAATCTTGGTCTGTTAGCTGCTGGCATGTTTTAGCTCCCCATCGTAATAGTAGCCGCGCTGGGCAAGATAATATTCTTTCATTTCCTGCTGCTGCTCTGGTGGTAGCCAGCTAATATCTGTAAGGCTTTCGTCTAGCGTTCTTGCTCTTAGGCTGTCTGCCTTCTTGTAGCTCTTAGCGATCGGACTGCTACCGCCTTGGTTCTGCGACCTAGATAGCCAGCTATTAACGAATCTCTTAATGCCTGTCTTGGTCTTGCGTTTGGTTGGGTTAGCGTCTAACCACGATTCCATCGCCTTCAGCTCTTGGTGTACATTTACTGCTGGGTAAGCTCTACCCCAAGCAATAACGTCAGCCTGTTCAGGCTCCCAGTTTTCCTTTGTATTAAGTAGCATCTATAACCCCCATTCTATATTCCGACACATGGCATTTTTCACCGTATCGGTTAGTAATAGGAACCATACGGCTAGTTATCTTGTAACCTTTCTTTTTTAGGTTACTAACCCTAGAGGCTAGTCTAAAAATACCTAATTTATCCAAAGCTTCAATTCCTGTAATAGTTGCATTTTCGGATAAGTAATCAAGTAACCTTTCTTCTTGTGTCATTTTGTCTCTCCTATGGACTCGGCAAGCCTCGCCAAGTATTTAATTAAAGGTTATTTTTGATTGCCTTATTTGCTTTAGGCAATCTAATTGTTAACCAGTTTGTTACATAAGATGTACATGTTTTCTTAATGTGTACAAAAAATGTAATTATTTAAAGACGATATAACCCTTTCTACTTAGCAAAGTAAAATTTTAAATCTGAGGGCTATGCGACTCAGTGACTAAAGTTTGTTCGTATTTAGAATCGGTTGCCTATCCTTGGCCTTCGTTATTCCCTGATCGGCAGTCAAACCAATCAGGGGGTGCTATTAGAGGGGTCACTCTCGATCATGGGTTATTAATTCCCAATCCACACACCCGAACAGTTTTAAGTTTAAATTATTTCCTAGCTAAACTACACCTAAAAGATGATCCTACTTAGAACCAAAAGTCATAAAGTCGCTGATGCTTATACCTAAAGCGGAGGTAAGCATCTGGATAGTGTGTAGTTTCATGTTTTTACTGGCTCTCCACCGAAGTAACTGCTGTGGTGAAGTGCCTGTCATTCTAGCAAGTTTTGCACTGTTAATACCTGTGTCTTTCTGGGCCAACTTTAGACATTTGCCCGCGTCTATTAATTCCATCGTTTCAAATCCTGTGGTAGAGTAATTGAGCTGGTTCCCCCGACTAGCAAACCTCCTATGGTTTCCCCCTCGCGAGAGGGGGTTTTTAGTCTAGAACGGTACGTCATCATCTAACTCTTCAATGCTCAGACCACCCTGATTCACTGGGGCGCTTTGAACTTGCTTTGCTCCATCAGTAAAAAAGACCTTCACATTTCCAAGAATAGGCGTTTGTACCTGTGCTTCTCGCTCTTCCTTAGTGGTAGACTGGCTAATAAAGCCGTTGTTTTCGTACTGGTCTTGCTGCTCGGTATCCACAAACGTGGTTAGATCAAGATAAGTACCCTTTGCCCCTTTATACAGACGCGCCTTGTCAATCTTGGTAACGTCAATTCTTACAGATAATCCTACTTTCATTTCAACTTCTCCACTTGGTTTAGTATTACTTTAACGGCCTTGGTTACTTCCTCGGCCAGCTTTGCGATATATTCCTCATCGCGTTCAACCCGCACAAGAACATGCGGCATTTCTGGATGATAGGCGAAAAAGTCCCACCATTCTCTTTGGCTGATCCACATACAACCCTGAATCTGTTGCCAGTATTTCTTTACGCCTACTTGGTTGTCTCTTAAATAACTAACCATCGTTTGTGGCGCTGGGCATTTAATCTCTAATCCGCCTTTATCCGTAATTAATCCATCAGGCGAACACCCATACTCAAAGCCAGTATCTAAAATAAACCCAGTCTCGATAACATCATTTCCCGAAATAAACTCGTAGGCTTCACGGGCTTCTGGTTCCAACTCAGTTCCTCGCGCCATCCACTCAGTAACGTAAAACGGCTCAGATTGCCTTGTAAGGCGTTCGGCTATCAATTGATTGATGTACCCATCAGCAGAGCTAGAAGGCTTCCCAGTGGCTGTAATTAGCTTAGAAAACATGCTTGCAGAAGGCTTGCCCAGTCTTGCAGCAAGCCACTCTGGTGAACCCTGCTCATGGTCTAAGATGATCACTTCTTGGCCTCTAGTGCGGCAACAGCGCGATCAAAGTGCATCGCTAGAATCTGATCGACTGAGCGCACCTTCAGCCACTTGCAGAATTTCTCGCTGTCAGCACCAGTCTCGTCAAGTAATTTCTTGATAGCGATTATTTGTTCGTCAGAGATAATCTTCTTGTCATCACCACGCAGCATTGCAGATTCTGCATCATCATCTGCCGTAGGGATTCCCGCGATAGATTGTAAAGCGTACCGTCTTGCGTACGTTATTGCTGAACCTGATGCCTGTGGGTCTTTCTTAACCGTAGGCAGGGTGTAATCCATTTCCAACCACTGACCAGATATGTGCATCAGGCGGGTAGATACTCCAACGCCATTTTCATTACTAACTGGAAACTGGGTATAGCTTAATCCGTTATCAGAAAACGGTTGCTTGATTGCCTTAATTACCGCCGTTAGATCGGCATAGCTAGACTTAAAGAAAGGGTTGGCACTGTCCTTAACAGCACCGCCCATTTGACCCTGCGCGTTACATAGTGCGCTGGCTAACTCATTAATTGATTCGCTTGATTTCATTTATTGACCTCCTACGGTCTGTTCTTTTGCATACTGCTCACCATAACCTGCATAGTAAGCCTCTGATTGCCCATCTAGGGCTTGATAACCTAAAACGCAGTCGTACTCACCGCGCTCCAGATCGTTTAGATCGTTGATTCCCATGATTGCCTCCTACAGCAAATGCCCCGAAGGGGCGGTTATTTAAATTAATCTATGCTGACCGAGTGCATAACCCGCCGCCCTGATTTATTCCAAACAACTGTGCCTAGATTAGAGTTCCAATCCCAGCCAATCCGATGGCCGCAAGTAGTTATAATGTCGCCATCTTCTTTTCTATCAACAGTAAATACCATCGCTATGTCGTTAAATTTAGTGATTGTTAAGCCTTTTACGGTAATAGTCATTTTGTAACCCTTGTTTTATTGAATGTGGGATTATAATCGCACATCTAAACCCTAATGTAAACCTTTTAGTTTACTTTATTTAACAAAAGACAAAAAAAAGCCCTGCAATAAATTAATAAGCAGGGCTAAGAGGGAATAACAGACAATTAAAAAAAAGTTTACGCCACATGGCGCACCAAAAGTATAACTAATTTATCTGGCCGTTAATAGCTCCAAATGGCTGGATTAGGAAAACCATCCTCATCAGTGCAGGCATCAAGGTGGATAAATCTACCGCCACCCTTCTGCTGTATGCCTATTCTTTGGACACCATGCTTTTGTGCCACTCTAATGATCTCTAAGGCGTTCTCTCCATTAGCCAACACATCTACCGCCTTTCCAGTTGTATGCGCTCCTAGATGCTCTTTACGGGCTTCTATGGGGTGTTGGGGGCATCGGTAAGCAGATGATAGGGCAAAGCTAAATCCGCACTCTTCTCGGATGGCATTCAGGGTAGCAAGAAACCCTAGATCAAATTCTGTGGTATTGCAGCCGCACTTACAGGTCAGTTCTTTGGCCTTAAAGAAGCCACTTTCTTTCTTAGGTGATTTAGCCATGTTATTTGCCTTCTACTTGTTTGGTTTTCTCAAAGCTGCGAAGCCCGCCTAGACCCAATAGACCCATCAGAATAGGCATCATAGTGCCAGTATCAGCTTGCGGGATATCTACACCAAAGCCAGCGGCTAAGGGTGAAATTAGGAAGTTGACTGCAAAGCCAAGGACGCAGACCCAGCCTGTGGCAGGTCGCCAGTTTCGCTGGAATGCGCTGCCTTTTGCTTCTTCGGTGTTGAGCTTAATCTGAGCAAGGCTGATTTCCTGCGCGTGCTTCTCAGACATTGTTGCAATTTCGTGTGCAATCTTCTGCTTGGTGTCTGCATCTGGTATCCACTTATCAAGAAGACCTGTTACTGGCCCTATTAACTGGTTAAGTAAGCTCATTAGACAAACTTCTCCACTAGGAATAATCCAATTATCAGCGGGTACATGCCCCACAGCATCATTTCACTTTTCTTAAACCTTAAAG